GATATTGTAGTTCCTAAAACAGCTATATTGAAGTTGCTAAGTATAGGGCTTAATGGAGAGATTGAAATATGTCATAACGAAAGCATTGCTTCGTTTAACACAGGAGAGTTTACTGTAGTAACAAGACTGCTTGAAGGAAAGTACATTGACTTTAAAAAATTATCAAAACTATGCAGTTACGAAGCAAATAGTATTATTAACAAAAAAACATTGTTAGATGCATTAGAAAGGCTAGTAATAACAACATTTGATAACAAATATTTGCATCCTATGGAATTAGATTTTAATCAAAAAAAATTAACATTATCAAGTAGATCAGACACATCAGAGTATATTGAAACTATAGATGCAGAAAACGAAGAAATAAAAGAGAAAATACATGCAAATCCAAAATATTTTATTGACACTCTAAAAGCTATGGATGAGGAAGAGATAATTATTAGTGTTAATGGTATTTATCCAATACTTATAGAAAGCCAAGACAAAATGATAACAAACTTAATTGCACCAATACAAGGCTAGGAGTTGATATGATGAAAAATAGAATGATGGCTAACAAGGGCGCTGCATTTGAGCAAGAAGTCATCTATGCAAACTACTCATATAAAAATAAAGGTATTGCTTCAGTGCAAAAGATAAGCACACCATGGAATATAGTTAGAGAAGGAAATCGGATTATAACAGCATATCCAGAAGGTAAAAGCACACTTGATTTTAAAGGAACAGTAAAAGGCGGTATTCCAATAAGCTTTGATTGTAAGGAATCTCAAGATGAGAGAGGATTGCCTCTAGCACACATACCATCGCATCAAATTGACCACATAAGAGAAGTATTACCATTAGGAGAAGTATCTTTCATCCTTTGCCATATGAAGAGGCTGGACAAGCGTTTCTTCATACCAGGAATAAGAGTATTGGAATATTGGGACTACTGGCAAGCAAATAAAGGCAAAAGAAATGTTAACTACATATCAGTATCGGACATGAGAGAAGTGAAACAAAGAAATGGCATAGTACTTGACTATCTAGAGGGAATGTACCAATAGCAGCATATGAAGAGGCTGGACAAATACAAATGAAAGGAGGGAAATAATGAAAATGGAAACAGTTAAAAAGATAATAAGGCAAATAGTAGAGTGGCTTGAATTAAGCGAGGAACAACAAAGATTGTTATATTCTCAGCTGCTAGATGAACATATTGAGACTGCTATGGCAACAAAATAATGAAGATCAGAAATCTATTACGAATCAATAAAAATTAAAAATCGAAAGGAGTAAAGAGGTTTGTCCGGACAATAAACGATCGCTTACTCTAAGCAGAAAAGATGAAAATATTAGTAGCATGTGAAGAAAGCCAGGCAGTAACGATAGAACTTAGAAAGTTAGGGCACGAAGCATATTCGTGTGATATAGAGCCTTGCAGTGGTGGTCATCCAGAGTGGCATTTGCAAGGTGATGTGATTCCGGTATTAGAGCCATATAAAAATTATACCGACGGTGATAATTACGAACCATTACAAGACGGAAGTGTGTGTAGGCTACCATATAAATGGGATATGATTATAGCTTTTCCTCCTTGTACGCACTTGGCAGTTAGTGGCGCAGCTCACTTTAAAAAGAAGCGTGAGGATGGCAGACAGGAAGAAGCAATAAAATTTTTTATGAAAATATTAAATACAGACTGTAATAAAATATCAGTAGAAAATCCAGTTAATATAATTAGCGGAGATTACATACAGAAACATTTTCCGGAATTGCAACAAGAATACAGCTTACCAATAAAACCAACACAGACAATACAACCATATGAATATGGACATGAAGCTAGGAAAAAAACTTGTTTATGGCTTAAGGGATTACCCAAATTACAACCAACAAACATAGTTGGAATTGGTGAAATAGACAAAAATGGTCATTCGTACGGTGCAAGCGCTGCGTATGCAGTAGATGAAAACGGAAAAATAATTTCATGGAACGACCCAAGAACCGCTAAGATAAGGAGTAAAACATTCCTTGGAATAGCAAAAGCAATGGCTGAACAATGGGCAGGAAGTAACGAACAATAGTACGAAGGAGTGTGAAAACATTGGGCAACGAAAAGATAATAAAAGGTTTAAAGAAAACAATATTAAAATATCGAGAACTTGCAGGGTGCAAATATGATAAAAAGTTTATTGATGCACTAGAAAAGGTTAACGATAAAGACAAATTAATGTCGCTAGTGACACAATGGAAGACGATCGTAATTAGTAAATACAATGGGCAATTAATTGATATTTTATTAGAAAACTGTCAATGAAAACTATTGTGAAGGAGAACGATATGTGCCCAAGAGAATATGATTGTGATAATTGTATATTAAGGAATACATTAGATTGCCCTTTAGAAGGGGCAGAAAGTGAGGAAGTATATGAAAGCGAATAAAAAAACATTAATGGCAGTAAAGAAGTATTTAACAGAACCAGAAGGATATGATATTGACGAAGTAATAAGCGATATTGTATATGAGACAGAATTTATTAAAACTCAAAATGATAGTAAAAATTTAATTTCACCAGATGAGTGTGAAATTAAATGGGGGGATGACGAAATAGGTAATCTTGATGATTTTATTAAAATATTTTCTGAAAAATTCATAGAGCATATTGCTAATGTTTTAGATTCTTTTGTTGGTGATGATATTGATTGTTACCTTGAATATGAAGATTAGTCCGAAAGGATGAAAACAAGTCCATACTACGGAGAAAGGGAAATAAAATGATAATACATGAATTAAAAACAGTACAACCATATTTCGATAATGTGTGGTCAGGAATGAAAAAGTTTGAAGTTAGAAAAAATGACAGAGGTTTTAAGCTTGGCGATTTATTACTTTTGCAAGAATATGACAGAGTTAGGAGTCAAACTGGATATACAGGAAAAGAGATTTTAGTTAGAGTTGATTACATTCTTGACAATGAAAATTATTGTAAAGATGGTTATGTAGTTATGGGATTTTCGGAACTTCATAGAAAATTTTAGTGCAGATTAGTACGAAAAAACGAAGGAGTGAAATAGTATTATGGAATGGAATTCACAGGAAGAATGGAAAGAAATTCAAGAAAAATTAAGTAAAGCCGTGATGTTGTTATATGAAGTTACAAATCAAGCAATTAAGTTTTTTAAGGAACTATGGAACAAGATAAAAGCGTTCACAGAAGAACTATGCAAATATTATTATACATATCCATCTAACAACTGGTTAAAATATCATGGCTTACCGATGAGAAGAAATATGAAGCGGCTGTTATTAGTTAGAAAGCCAAGAATATGCATAAGAAATACATGTTAAAAAATATTAGCCAAAGGCTTAATATAATAACGGTGTTCACTACCAACAGTGAGAAAGGAGGAAACCCTTGTGAAACGATAGACATAAGTACATACACCATATAATAATTTTAGCACGAGGGGCAAATTAAACCCTTGCCCCTTTCTAACTTAACCGTAAGGATTATATAGATGTGAGATACCACGTGAAGAGGCTGGATATACTATTCAGCATGAATGCAACAGGAGAGTGATACTAATGCAGAAGAATATTCTTATGCAATATTCAGATCTTCAAGAAGAAATTAAAGACCTAGAAAAAAGAATATACAATTTGGAAAAACAAATAGATAAGATTGAGAAGGAAGGGCTGGTAGCAGATTCTGTAGATGGAGGAATGGGAGGAATGGAGCATTTTAAAATAAAAGGATTTCCATACCCTGAATACAGTAGGAAAAAAACTAAACTATATTTATACAAAGCGCAACTTGAAAATGCAAAATATGAACTTACAGAAATGATATGTAGCGTTGAAAATTACATACAGTCAATAAAGGATAGTAGGATAAGAAGGATCATAAGACATAGATTTGTAGATAGTATGTCATGGGCGCAAGTATCTGTATCAATAGGTGGAAAGTGTACAGATGAAAGCGTAAGAAAAGAATTTGAAAGATTTATTATAGAAAAATAAGATTTGTCCGTTTTGTCCGTTTAAACAATGGTAATATGATACTAGGCAGAGAAGTAGATTTGGTTAGAAGCCTCCTTGCCCTCCTTTTATTTGAATTAAAGAGACCGTGAACGGCTGCTTGGTACATTAGAGACCGTAAGAGCAAGCATCACGGTCTTTTGCATTATATTTTTATAAGGAGAACATATGAGTTTCTACAAGAAAGGTAAATGGATAAATAAAAAAAACAACATTCTAAGACGTGATGAATATCAATGCCAAGAGTGTAAAAGATATGGTAAGACAGCAGATGCATCACACGTGCATCACATTATACCATTAGAGTGGTGTTTAATATTTAGACCTATGTTTGCACTAGCAAATATTAATCTAATATCTCTATGTAAACAATGTCATGATAAGATGCATGATCGAACAAATGACAAATTAACTGAGCTAGGATTACAGTTAGTCGTTAGAAAATTGGGAGATTATGGTAAAGAATGGGTAGAGAAGTTTGGTAAAGCAAGCTAACCCCCCCACCTAAAGAATTAATAATAAGCACCAAGGGGAACGGGAGGGGGAAACATTTCCAATAGAGCGAATTTCCAAAAACTTTTTTTGAGAGGGTGAAGAGGCATGCCAAGAAAAGCGATTAATAAGGAAACGATTAAAAAGAATACAGTAGAAGACATGAAAAAACTTGGCGTATATAAGCCCGGATATGATAGGGTTATTGACATTTATTCTGAACTCTGTGAACAGTACGAACGAATAACAAAAAAGTTTGTGGAAGAAAATTATAAATTTCAAGAGATGACAGCAGACGGAGGTTATAAAAAAGCTCCAATCGTATCTACACTTGAGTCATTAAGAAAAGATATACTAACTTATTCAGACAGGCTATGCTTAAATCCTAAGGCGCTAGAAGCGGTAACTCCTGAAACAAACAATAAATCCAAACTAGCAAAAGTTTTGAGTGAGCTTAGATGAATAAGAATAATAAAATAGCATATAAACATTATCAAACAGTAAATGATTATGTGCATAGCATAGTAAGTGAAACAAAAATAGCCTGTAGAGAATTAAAACAAGCGTGCAATAGGTTTATTAAAGATTTAGAAAACCCTCTGTATGATTTTGATCCAAAAGATGCAGAGTTTGTAATTGGAATAATTGAAAAAACATTTGTTCATGATCAAGGAGAAAAATTAGATGGCACACCATTAAAAGGTGAGCCTTTTTTATTGGAGCCATGGCAAAAGTTTATAATATATAATATTTTAGGTTTCTATAAAAAAGGAACTAAAATAAGACGGTTTAAAGAAGCATTTATCTTTATACCTAGAAAGAACGGTAAGACAAGATTTATTGCAGCCCTATCATGGGCATTAGCTTTACTTGAAAGACGCTCTGGTTCCAAAGTATACATTGTTGGGGCAGCATTAGAGCAGTCACTACAATCTTTTAATTTCATTAATTTCAATCTTGATGAAATGGGAGAGAAAGAGAACTTTAGAATTCTTGATAATAACCAGGAGCATTCAATAAGTGGTTCTCTTGGTGATGGATCAATTTATATAAAAGCACTAGCAGCTAACCCAGACAGACAAGATTCATTAAACTGTAATATTGGTATTGCTGATGAACTTCACGCATATAAAAAACCAAAGCAATACAATATCATCAAAGAAGCTATGAAAGCATACACCAATAAATTGATGATAGGTATTACAACAGCTGGCGATAACATGACATCTTTTTGTTATCAGAAATTTCAGTACTGTAAGAAAATACTTTCTGGAACAGTTAAAGATGAATCTTACTTTGTATTCATAACGAAAGCTGATGAAGATGAAAACGGAGATGTTGACTATACAAATCCAATCGAGCATGAAAAAGCAAATCCATGTTATGAGGTTACAATAAGACCAGAAGATATATTAAATGATGCTATGCAAGCTCAAAATGATCCACAACTAAGGAAAGACTTCTTTGCTAAGTCATTGAATATATATACAGCTGCAATGAAAGCATATTTCAACATTGATGAATTTAGAAATTCAGACAAAAAATATAATTGGACAATTAATGACTTAGTTAAATTACCTATCGAGTGGTTTGGTGGATCTGATATGTCTAAGTTACACGACTTAACAGCCGCTGCTTTATATGGCGAATATAATGGGGTAGATATAGCAATAACACATGCATGGTTCCCAATTGTAGCCGCACATAAAAAAGCAGATGAAGATAACATACCACTATTCGGATGGAAAGACGATGGATGGCTAGACATGTGTAATAATCCAATAGTCAATTATTCAGATGTAGTCAATTGGTATATTAAGATGAAAAAGATGGGATTTAAAATTAAGCAAATTGGACATGATAGAAAATTCTGTAGAGAATATTTTTATGCTATGAAGAAAGCAGGATTCAATATAATTGATCAACCTCAATATTTTTATAAAAAGTCAGAAGGTTTCAGACGTATAGAATCAAAAGCAAAGGAAGGGAAATTTTATTACTTACATTCTGATGCATTCGAGTATTGCGTTCAAAATGTTAGAGCGATAGAGAAAACAGATGATATGATCCAATATGAAAAAGTTATGCCAGAACAGCGTATTGATATATTTGATGCAGCTGTTTTTGCTTGTGTAAGAAAATTAGAAAACATAGAAAAATCAACTTCAGCTAGCAAGTGGCTAAAAGGAGGTTCATAGAATGAGTAAACGAAAGAAACAACCTGGAAAAACAAGAGCAGAGCCTGAAACAAGTGTAGGATGGCTTTTAACAGATGGGGCCTACAGTTCTTTGTGTGTTCCGGGATATACAAAACTTTCTGATAATCCAGAAGTAAGAATGGCAGCAGACAAGATTGCCGATCTTGTGTCTTCAATGACTATACATTTAATGCAGAACACAGATCAAGGAGATATAAGGGTAAAGAATCAGCTATCAAGAAAAATAGACATAAATCCATATAGCTTAATGACAAGAAAAGCATGGGTGTACAATATTGTTTATACAATGCTATTAGATGGCAATGGAAATAGTGTTATATATCCTAAAATTTCAAATGGTTTAATCGAGGACCTAATACCATTAAAACCTTCAAGCGTAAGATTTGTTGATACAGATCATGCCTATCAAATTATTTATGGTAACAAAGCATATAACTATGATGAAGTACTACACTTTATAATAAATCCAAATCCAGAGAGGCCATATATTGGACAAGGATACAAAGTAACACTGAAGGACATTGTAGATAACCTGAAACAGGCATCTAAAACAAAAAATAGTTTTATGTCTGACAAGTGGAAACCCTCATTGATAATAGCTGTTGATGCCATGACAGATGAATTAGCAAGCCAAGAAGGAAGAGATGAAATACTCAACAAGTATATAAATGAGACCACTGGTGGTAAACCTTGGGTTATACCAGCAGAGCTTGTAAAAGTTGAACAGGTTAAACCATTAAGCCTTAATGATTTAGCAATCAATGATGCAGTACAACTTGATAAAAAGACGGTAGCAGGAATATTTGGAGTACCTGCTTTTTTTGTTGGAATAGGTGAGTATAAGAAAGATGAATATAACAACTTTATCAATTCAAAGATACTTCCACTTGCCAAGAGCATAGAGCAAGAATTAACAAGAAAACTCTTATATAGTCCAGATATGTATTTCAAATTTAATCCTAGAAGCTTATATGCTTATGACCTTAAAGAACTATCTAAGTTGGCAACAACCTCTATGTAAGAGGCTTGATGGAAGGTAATGAAGTCAGAGATTGGATCGGCTTATCACCTAAAGAAGGATTAAATGAGCTTGTAATTTTAGAAAACTTCATACCTATAGGCATGATTGGAGATCAAAAGAAATTGAATGGAGGTGGTAACGATGAGTAGAAACAATGTCCAGACCAGAAGCTTTCAAACCAACTTTAAAGCTGTAAGAGCAGAAGATAATCAAAATGAGATGTTCATTGAGGGTTATTTTGCGGTATTCAACAAAGTTACTGAGTTGTGGCCAGGTGCATATGAAGAAATTGCGCCGACAGCATTTGATGAAACTTTAGGCAATGACATAAGGGCATTGATTAATCATGATACAACTTTAGTTCTTGGACGCAACAAGGCAAACACCCTAGAACTTAAAGTTGATAGTCATGGCTTATGGGGTCGAATAAAAATCAATTCAAATGATTCAGATGCTGTAAATCTTTATGAAAGAGTTAAACGTAATGATGTTGATCAATGTTCATTTGGCTTCAATATCGAAAATGAATCAGCAGATTGGAGAGATGATGGTACTGTTAAATGGACCATGACAAAATTAGATTTACATGAAGTAAGCGTATGTACTTTCCCTGCCTATGAAGAGACAGGAGTACAAGCGAGACACGATCAATTAGATCAGCATAAAAAGAAACAACTGGAACAAAGAAAACATAGCTTGAAAGAGAGGTTAAGAAAATGGCACTAAGACAACTGATATTATCTAAAAAGATTGAACAAAGAAAAGCTGCACTTAATGAGTTGATAGAAAATGATAAGGATTTATCAACTAGAGAGGCTGAACTGGAAACAGCACTTGAAGAGGCTGCAACTGATGAAGAAATGCAAGTTGTTGAGGATAGCATTACTGAATTAGAGCAAGAAAAAACCGAGTTAGCTGAAAAGAAAAGCAAACTAGAAGGAGAAATTAGTGAGCTTGAAGGTGAGCTTGAGCAGCTTAATAGTAAAGAACCAAATAACGATCCAAAACCAGATACAAGACAAAAATCCGAAAAAGCGGAAGGAGAAATTAGAATGAGATCAGGAAAATTCTTCAATGGAATGACAAGAGAAGCGGTGAATGCATTAATTGCTAGGGATGATGTAAAAGATTTCCTCACACGCACAAGGGAATTGATTGGCAACAAGAGAGCTGTAACAGGAGCTGAATTAAACATACCAGAAATCATGCTTGATCTATTAAGAGACAATCTTCATAGATATAGCAAATTAATCACAAAAGTAAGATTAAAACCAGTTGCTGGTAAAGCAAGACAAAATGTAGCAGGTACAATACCAGAAGGTATTTGGACAGAAGCTATTGGAAAGCTTAATGAATTAGAAATGCAGTTTAATCAAATTGAAGTTGACGGTTATAAAGTAGGTGGCTTTATTCCGGTTCCAAACTCAACACTTGAAGACAGTGATCTTAATTTAGCAAATGAAATCATGGATGCTTCAGGACAAGCTATTGGGTTAGCTGTCGACAAAGCCATCGTATTTGGAACAGGTACTAAAATGCCATTAGGATTTGTAACTAGACTAGCACAAACTGCAGAACCAAGTAACTGGGGAACAAATGCGCCTGCATGGGTTGATCTACATACGTCAAACATAATTACAATAGACCCTACCAATATGACAGCACAAGATTTCTTTGCTGCATTATTACTTAAATTAGGAGTTGCATCGCCTAATTATAGCACTGGCGGTACTTTTTGGGTTATGAACAGAAAGACGAAGATGACATTAATGTCGAAAGCGCTTACATTTAATGCTGCAGGTGCAATTGTAGCTGGACAAATGGGAACTATACCAGTTGAAGGTGGAGAGATCATTGAACTAGACTTCATGGCTGACGGTGACATTGCAGGTGGTTTTGGTTCATTGTATTTATTAGCTGAAAGAGCCGGATCTCAAATTGCTGTTTCAGAACATGTTAGATTCATTGAAGATCAAACTGTATTTAAAGGTACTGCAAGATATGATGGTGCACCAGCTCTAGGAGAAGGTTTTGTAATTGTTAATATTGAAAATACAGCTCCAACAACCTCAGTAACATTTGCTCAAGATGATGCAAATGTACCGGAGGTGTAAGATATGGCAAAAGTTTTAAAGCCATTTAAATGCAAAGTTACAAAAAAGATATTTAGAAAAGGTGCAACATATTCTGGTGAAAGAGCTGAAGAATTGGAAGAATTAGGTTATGTTGAGATAGATGAAGAAGATAAGGCATGGCCTAAACACATTGGAAAGGGTGTATATCAACTTTCAAACGGTGAGAAAGTTAAAGGTAAGACAAATGCAATCACAGCACAAGAGGAAATTGGTGACAAATAAAAATATTAGGAGGAATAATAATGGATACAAGTTTGATCCTCCAACTGGCTAAATCAAGTTTAGGTATTTCATCATCTGTGAGAGATGCCTACATAACAGCTATTGTTAATGGAATAATAAAAGAGCTTGAAGATGAAAAGGGGTTAGTGCTTGACGGCGCAAACCCCTATCATCAAATGTTTTTAGTAGACTACACAACATGGAGATATCAAAATAAAGACAATCATGAAGGTATGCCAAGGCATTTACAGTATAGACTTCGCAATCTTTTTATTCATGTTGGTTCAAGTAATTTGAAAGTTTACGACGTTGAGGTGGTTGATTCCTTACCTAGCGATCCATCAAAATACACGGTATATATATTAAGTTTAGATAGAACTAAACAAATGTATATAAATGGAGCCTGGACCTTAGTTAAGATCGTAAATGGCGTTTGGAGAGTGGTCGAATGACATATGATCATGAAGTGAGTTTAATAGATAAAACCTATACTGATGATGACATTGGAAATCAGATGGCAAATGAAACATTAACAACTATTTTATGTAAAAAAACATCTGTTAAGAGATCTGAATTCTATCAAGCAGCCACATCAAATCTTAAACCAGAATTAGTATTAGTTGTACATAATTATGAGTATAATGGTCAAACAGAAATTGAGTTTTATGGATTAAGGTACAACGTCATTAGAACATATGAAATTGACTTTGAAGAGATTGAGATTATATGCGAGAGGGTGTTATCTAATGGCTAAATCTAACTCGCTAGCTAATGAGATTACTAAAGTGCTAGAAATGTATTCGCAAAATGTAAAAGAAGAAGTAAATCAAGCAACAGCTGAAGCGGCAAATACGGCTGTTAAGATACTAAAAACAACAGGGGACTATGATGATTATAGAGGTGAATACAGAAAATCTTTTGATATAACAAAAACAAAAAAAGGAAATACAACTGTATTCAGTTCAGAATATCGTCTAACACATTTGCTAGAAAAAGGACATATGACTAGAGATGGTACCAGTAGAACTAACGCATATCCTCATTGGAAACCAGCTGAAGAAAAAGCCATTAAAGAGTTTGAGGAGAACTTAGTGAAAGGAATAGAAGGTGTGGATATATGACAATAAATGAATTAAAGAATTTATTAAAATCAACAGGTATTCCCGTAGCATATCATCACTTTAACTCTCCACAAAACCGACCATTTATTGTATTTGCACTAGATGGTGAAGATGATTTAATGGCAGATGATCAGCATTATACAGAAATTAAAACTGGATACATTGAACTATATACAGATATTAAGGACTTTGATGCTGAAAATCTAGTTAAAACACTACTAAACAATCCAAAATTAGCTTTTGAAAAAGAAAACGACGCTTATATCGAATCTGAAAAGATGTTCTATGTAAGATGGTCGTTTTCTTTAATTTGAGAAAGGAGCTATACATATGAACAAAATAAAGTATGGTCTAAAAAATGCACACTATGCACTCATTACTAATACTGATGGTGCCATTGCTTATGGAACACCAAAGCCGATTCCAGGGGCTGTTAGTCTATCCTTATCACCAAAAGGCGATAAAGTAGAGTTTCCAGCAGATGATATTATGTATTTTGTTGCATCGGCAAATCAAGGATATGAAGGATCAGCTGAATTTGCTTTATTAAACGATGTATTTAGGAAAGATATTCTAGGGGATAAAGAAGATGCCAATGGTGTTTTATTTGAAGATTCAAATGAAATTCCTAAAGAATTTGCGCTGCTTTTTGAATTTACTGGTGATGCAAATGCGACAAGACATGTTTTATACAATGTTTCAATTGCAAGACCAAATATTGAATCAACTACAAAAGGAACATCTATTGAAGTTAAAACTGATTCATTTGACATAACAGCGAGTCCAGCAATTGATACAGGTTATGTTAAGGCGAAAGCTGAAGCTGGAAGTGCTCAATACAATACATGGTTTGATGCAGTTTATACTTATACTGCAACACCATAGGAGGTAACTAGATGGAAAAAATCATTACAATTGATGGACGCCAGGTTAAAATGAAATCAACAGGCGCTTATTTACTTAAATATAAAAGTCAATTTGGAAGAGATGCGTTAAGAGATGTATTTAAGTTATACGGTGTTTTCGATGCTGAAACAAAAGAAGTAAAAAATCTTGAGGCACTTGACCTTGAGGTCTTTTACAATTTAATTTGGACACTGGCAAAAACGGCTGACCCAAGTATTGGACCACCTGAACAGTGGCTGGATGGTTTTTCGGAATTTCCTTTAATGGATATCATTCCTGAAGTTATGGAACTAATTACAAGCTGTATTAAATCTACAGCTAAGAGTAAAAAAAAATAGAAGATAAGCCCTCTGAATCCTTTGAGTTGACTACAGAATTACTAATGGTCAAAGCATTGGAAAGAGGGCTTTCTTTATCTGATTTTGAACACTTAACAGTAGGGTTTATTGTTGGCTATATTGCTACATACAACAATTTATATGATGAAACAGAAGAAGAAAAAGCAGATAGAGCAGAAAGAGAAGCAACTCAGTCAGATTATGATGCCTTTTGATAGGTGGTGAGAATAACATGGCAAATAAAATTAAGGGTATTACTATAGAGCTTAATGGTGATACAACTGGTCTGGATAAGGCATTAAAAGGTGTAAATTCTCAATCTAGAGACCTTCAAAACGAACTTAGACAGGTTGATAAGTTGCTTAAACTTGATCCTAAAAATACTGAATTGTTGGCTCAAAAACAAAAACTTCTAACAGATGCAGTAGGGAAGACTACTGAAAAGCTTGACACCTTAAAAGAAGCAGAAAGACAAGTAGCAGAACAGTTTAAAAAAGGTGAAGTTGGTGAAGAACAGTACAGAGCATTACAAAGAGAAATTGTTGCTACGGAGCAAAATCTAAAAAATCTAGAGTCACAGCTTAAAAGTACTAATTCGAAATGGAAAGATGCAGCAGATGGTATTGGTAAATTCGGAAATAGCCTAAAGAATGCAGGTGAAAAGCTTGCACCAATAAGCGCAGGTGCAGCTGCAGCAGGAGCTGGACTTGTAACTCTTGCAGTAAAAGCTGGACAAGCAGCAGATGATCTTAATACATTATCTAAACAAACAGGTATATCAACAGAAGAATTACAAATATTTCAATTAGCTAGCGATAGGATAGATGTTTCTATGGAAACACTAACAGGTTCAATGACTAAGCTAACTAAAAATATGGGAAATGCTCAAAATGGTTCAAAGACTGCAACAGAGGCCTTTGAAAGACTTGGTGTAGCCTTTAGAGATGAATTAACAGGTGAACTAAGAGATAATCAAGATGTATTTAATGATGCAATTAAAGCGCTTGGTGATATGACCAATGAGACTGAAAGAGATGCTTTAGCAATGGAGTTGTTTGGTAAATCAGCTCAAGACCTTAATCCACTTATATTAGGTGGAGCTGATGCACTAAAGAAGATGGGTGAAGAGGCTAAAAAATCAGGACTAATACTATCACAAGATGCCTTAGATGGAATTAATGCTTTTAATGATGAAATTGATGAATTAAAAGCAAAAACAGGCGCAACATTTATGCAACTAGGAGTTGAAATTGGAGAAGTACTCTTACCAGTTTTAGAATCTTTATCTGAAAAATTAGAAGTTGTATTGGAATGGGTAAGAGGATTAGATCAAGATACGTTAAAGCTAATTTTATCAGTACTTGCTGTAGTAGCAGGACTTGCACCTTTACTTGTTATTATTGGGCAAATTGCAACCGGTATATCGGCGCTTATGACTGTAGCATCGTCTTTAGGGCCAGTCTTAGGAGCGATTGGAACGGTTGTAGGTGCAATATCTGGACCAATACTAATTCTAATAGGAGTTATAGGTGGTTTAATTGCTGCTTTTGTTGCCCTGTACAATAACAATGAAGAGTTCAGAGCTAAAGTTACAGAGATTTGGACTAACATTCAAGAGATGTTTTCATCTGTATTAGAAAAGATTAAACAGGTTGTTAGCATTGCGCTTGGAAAGATCCAAGAGTTTTGGGAAGAAAACGGTGAAACAATAAGTGGAATTGTGAGTAAAGCATGGGAATTAATTGAGCTAATATTTACGACATTTATTGAAAATCTACAAAAAGCTGTTGAAGGATTTACGGCTTTAGTAACTGGATTTTGGAATTTATTTGGAGAAGACATTAAGGCAATTACATCGGTTCTATGGGAAACAGTAAAAAGCGTGTTCTCAGGGGCATTGAAAATAATTGAAGGATTACTTGATGTGTTCATAGGTTTATTTACTGGTGATTGGGAACGTATGAAAACTGGCGCAATAGAAATCTTCAATGGGTTGTGGACAGGCGTTGAAGCAATCATTTCAGGAGCATGGGATTTACTATCACTTGCCTTTAATAAACTTTGGGAAAGCATTAAAGGATGGTTTACTGATCTGAAAGATAGTGCTGTTGAATGGGGCAAAAATATGATACAAGGTTTCATAGATGGAATTTTATCGATGGCAAAGAAAGTGCAAAGTGCTGTTAGTGATGTTATGGATGGCGTTTCAGACTTCATTGGGTTTAATTCACCATCTAAAAAAGGTGAGGGTAGGCATATTGTTGAATGGGGATACAATATGATTGAAGGCTTTATGGAAGGTATGAAAAAAGCTATGCCAGAGCTAAATGTAACTGCTAATCAACTAATACCAAATCTAGATACAAAATCAAACATTTCAAATGTAAACAATGCTAGAGTATCGGTTAACTTCTATCCACAAAATATGAGTGAAAAAGAGCTTGATAAAGCATTCGTTTATATGAATAAAAGATTTGGACTAGCCTTATAGGAAGGAGAGAAGAAAGTGAGAAGATTCTATTTAGAGAATGAAAATCAAGTAAGATTTGACTTAAACACAAATGAATGTTTCTTCTCTTCTCCTTCTGGATTAGGAATATCAAAAGATGTAAGTTACATTAAAGTTGGATCATATTTCTATCTAGATAAAGAAGAAGATGAACAAGGCAAGATAAATGGTAAATTTGTATTTATAGCAGAACCATATGAGAACTACACAAAA